ATTTAAACCCCCCCCCCCCCCCCGCGGGGGGTTTTTGGGCCGGCCCCGGCGGGGGGGGGGGGGGGGGGGGGGGGGGGCGGGGGTGGTGGAGGGTTTTTCGGTGGCTGTGGTGGAGGAGGAAGTTCAACTGGGGGACTTGCAGGAGGTACTATAGTACCTATTATTTCTTTGATCTTAGGACTTACTAACTGTGGATTCAATTCATCATTGATGAAAAGTAAATAATAAGTTTTTGAATTAGTAGGTCCGGGAGAAGTATTATATATTGGTACCGTTAATGTTCTGTAACTTAAAGGGAACAATTTTTTAATACTTAGTAAATCAGCGAGACTAACGACATTTTTGGTAGTGCAATTTAATATTTGTAATATTGTATTTAAATCATCACCTACTATTACTAAGAACGCTCCGTAAAGTTTTTGTTCTTGTAATGTAGTAGGTGTCACGTTGCCGGTGGCTATTTCAGTGATTTCTTGTTGGGATAATCCTGAGGCTAGACACGCTAACGCAACTGATTGGGTAATAGCGTTATTATTATTTAATATCTTTAACAAGTTTGAAGGTAATCCAAAATTCTTAATATATTGAAGATTTATTGCTTTGCCTAAGTTGATTAAATCTTGTCCGAATGCTCTAGCAGATAAACTCACTCCTGTTATATCTGCGCTAGCAAGATCATCTTGATTACTATACGTACCTTGCAAAAATGTGAAAGAATCTTGAACTGCAAATAATGCTTTGTTACTATAATTTACAAAACCATCCGCTTGAAGTAATGAATCTGTAAAGTCTTTATAACTTGGATTAACATCAATTGTGGTTCCGTCTGTTTCTGCGTTGAAATAAAATTCGTTATAGGCTTGTAATGCTATAGCACGGACCCAACCCCACTTAGTAACTTCGCTATTAGGATTGGTTCCTGCAGGATCTCCGCTGTCCCATGGATCCCAACTTGCTTGTTGTCCGTGATCAACGTTTCCTGAAATAGCGAAACCTGTATTTGCAGGTCCGCCGAATTTCGTCCATACACCGCTAGGGTCATCAACCTGGTATGTAGGAGGTTTACTATTACCTAATGCCGCTATACGACTTTGTCCTATGTTCAACATAGCATCATAAGTAGCATTTGTTATTTCTCCGGGACCTGAGGGAGGTAGGTCTGTTCTAGCCCATGCTTCTTTCAATGCATATGTTACCCACTTTAGGCAAGTATCGTTGACGATTTTACCTGGATCATACTCAGCATTGTTTATACTTTTACCGAAATAACTTTCTGCTATAGGATTAATGTGAAATGTATTATCATTTGGTGTGGCAATATCATGGCCGGCTAATATTGAGCCATAAACATTAACTCCTAAGGGACTTTGCTTTCCTGTATCGGCCATGTATTATTCGACAAACACGTTGTCGCTACCTTCTACTATCTTATGACCGCAAGTGTTGCCACTACCTACTCTTAATACAGGATCTCCATCTGCAAATACAGTAGGACTACCCTCTGTCGTTTTTGCAGAATTGTGTGGCTTCTTATTTTTCTTAGGCTCATGCGGTGTGATGTCGCTTGAATGTAAACCTACAGGAATATTATTGCAAAACACAGTACTTGCGCCGCGAACTATCTTACCGCCTGTAGTATTTTTATCACCCTTACGACTCAATTGTGGCATGTTTTATCCTAATATCATTTTCTTGCTAGGTACTTGTATACCTGTAGTCGCTTCGAGGTATTTCAACTTAACTGATTCCTCAGTATCCGCGACCAACGAAACGCTACTAGTATTTAGTCTGACTTTTCCACGCTGGTCGTTAGTGAACAAACTAGGCATCAATCCCATTCCTTGCGGACCTGGGGCTATAGAAACCGGGGTGTCTAGCAATACATAGTTATCGTTGACTTCTGTTACTTTAGCGACTAACTCTTCACCGCTATTTAATTTAAATGTGTATGTCTCATCTGTCTTAAGATTCATTTATTTCTCCTGATCAAATCTCTGTTTAAGGTCATCGAACCCACCTACATATTCCTCACCTAAGAAAATCTGCGGTACTGTTCGTGCTGTGGGTACACTTTCTAATAGTTGTTCTTTTGTCCAACTATGTCCAATCTTGCGTTCTTCAATCTCTATCCCTTTTTGTGTAAGCAATGCTTTGGCTTGAACACAATAAGGGCAGTGGTCTTTAGTCCATATAAGGGCTTTCATAATCATTCTCCTTTATTATAGTTATAGTGACGGAAGGTCGTCGTAATTTAATTGATCGCTCATGACACCTATGACGTAATTGGTGCTTTCGCTTTCTTGTAGTGCAGTCTGCTTCTTGCTAGTTTCGCTATGTTTATTGAACCATGGTATAGGAGTACTCTTAGGAGCAGGATTTTGATACTTGATACCAATATCTTTTAATGCGCTTGCCGCAGTATAATCGACAAAATCTTTTAAGATGTTCGCATTCAGGCCTATGACTGATCCTTTCTTGAATAGATAGTCAGCCCATTCTTTCTCTTCACGTATGACATCTAAGTACATAGAGTATACTTCTTGTTCACACTCTTGTTTTGCTTTTGCAAATCGTGGATCTTCTTTGACTACTTGATTGATCATCCAAGCAGTCCATTCTTTGTGTAATAGTTCGTCTTGTAGAATCAAACTGATGATATTGCCATTACCGATAAAGATTTTGTTCTCGACCATAGCCAAACTTGTAGCAAATGATACCATAAAGCGGAATGCTTCTAATGCGTAACTAGCATTGAGTGCTAACCAAATTGCTTTGATATGCACTGTTTCTAATACTGTTTCCTTTGTTGGGTCAGCAATTTCTTTCAGACAATTTAATCTGTGCAAGTCGTCATAATACTTACCCACACTACTAGCCATGTCAACAATCTCATTAGTGTCATGGATAGTATTGAATACTTCTTTAGGTACATTATAGATGTTACGAATGATATGACTATAACTACGGCTATGAATGTTAGTCTCAAAGAAACTCCAATTATACATCAGTGCTTCTAATTCAGGCAGGCTAACGATAGGTGTGAATACTTGCGCGGGACCGCGTCCTTGTAAACTATCAAGTGCTGTTTGTCTTAATAAGTTACTAGTAAAGATATGTTTCACCGCATCACTTGCTTCTTTAAAATCGTTGGCATCTTTAGTAAGACTAATTTCTTCTGGAACCCAAAAGAAACCACGTGCTGTCTGTTCAATTTTTTGTAGTTTGTTATACTTTACTTCTTCAAATCGTTGAATGGTTACAGGACCCTGTGGATCCAAAAACATCTTGCGATTTAGGTAGTCTGTTTTTGTTTTTAAATTATATTGTGCTTTGCTCATTGTTTTTCCTTAAATAATTTTTCAAGAAATTGTTTTACATTTATCACTTAATGTTTTTTCCTATAATCTTCTACGGCTGCTTTGATAGCATCTTCTGCTAATATAGAGCAATGTATCTTAACTGGCGGTAATGCTAGTTCTTCGGCGATTTGACTGTTTTTGAGTTGTCCTGCTTCGTCAAGGGTTTTGCCTTTGACCCACTCTGTAACAAGACTGGAACTTGCGATTGCCGAGCCGCAGCCATACGTTTTAAATTTTGCGTCTGTAATAATACCTGTAACATCATCTACCTTTATTTGTAATTTCATCACATCACCGCATGCCGGTGCACCTACCATTCCAGTACCTACACTATCATCGTCTTTTGCAAAACTACCTACATTACGAGGATTCTCGTAATGGTCAACCACTTGTGCGCTATAGGCCATTATATCATCCTTTCTTAAAGTTTGCAAGCCTCGCAATCATCATCTTCTGATGTTGCTACTTCTTGTGCTAACGGTTTTTCTTCTACTGATTTTGATCCAGCCTTATTGATGAGACTGTAGTAGAATGTCTTCAGTCCCCAACTATGTGCCAACATCAAATTCTTAGCGATTAATGTTGTTGGAACTTTACGATCTGTGAAGTGTGCAGGATTGTAGAATGTGTTGGTTGATATACTTTGATCTACATATGCGGCTAATACTGCGGCAGTCTTTAAATAACCATCACAGTCTTTCTGTTCCCACATCAATTGATATTTATTTTTTAACTTTTGATATTCGGGTACAACTTGTGTAAAAGACCCGGCCTTGCTTTCTTTAGTTGAGATAAGTGACATGGGCATTTCAATACCATTAGTGCTGTTAATGACCACGCTACTAGACTCAACAGGAGCGATGGCCATAAGCGTTGCATTTCGTACCCCATACTTTAACATATCTTGTCTTAGTGGTTCCCAATCCAATTCAGTATTGAAGTCTGCAAGTTGGTTCACACCTTTACTACGTAACTCCCAAGGGAATATACCTTGACCATAACGTGTCTTATCACTATCTACACACTTGCCACGTTCTTTAGCAAGTTCAACTGTTGCTTCAGTCAGATAATATGCTTGATGCTCCATCCAACTTTTAACATCTTGAAGTGCATCTTTCTCTCCATATCTATAGCCGCGCTTGGCATGCCAGTATGCTAGATTAGTTACACCGATGCCTAATGGACTAATCTCGTCATTGCTTAGTTTGCTTTGAATACTTAGGAAGTCCTGGTAGTCAAGAATATTACAGAGGCTGCGCTGAAGAATGCGGCAAGCCCTGCGCATGTCCTCAGGGTTTCGGAATGCCCCCCAATTAATGGACCCCAAAGTGCAAAGTGCGATTCGACCACTAGGATCATCAAGACGCTTAAAAGGTTTAGTAGGTAAAAGTATCTCACAGCATAAGTTTGACTGATAGATCGGATGATATTCAGGATCAAAGGATCCTTGATTCATCACATTGTCAATAAAGACAAGATAGATACGACCCGTGTCAGTTCTCTCCTTTAAAATTCCGCCCTTGAATACATCTTCAGCATTCATAGTTTTCTTACGCAAATCTTTGCGCTTCTCATATTTGACGTAAAGTTCTTCAAACTTCGCACAATCTGAATAGAAAGCCTCATATAAGTCTGGGACTTCGTTAGGATCGAAAAAAGTTATGTTTTCTTTGTTTTTGAATCTTCTCCAGAAGAAAGCACTAAGCACAACCCCATAATCCATATGACGGACTCGGGTTTCTTCGGTTCCTTGGTTGTTCTTGAGTACAATAAGGTCGTCAAACTGGTGATGCCAGATTGGATAAAAGATAGTAGCACTTGCATTGCGAATTCCTCCTTGTGAACATGAACGCAGGTCTCCAAACCATTTCTTTAAAAATGGAATCATACCTGTATGCATGATTTCGCCGCCCCTAATGGGACTTCCTAAAGGACGTAGTCGCCCAATTTCTAAACCAATACCAGCTCGTTTGCTGGCATACTTTGCCATCATTTCTCCGGACGCAAAAATTGAGTCCAGATCGTCGTCGCTTCTGATGAGTACGCAAGAACTAAACTGTTTGGTGGGAGTACCAAGGCCAGCAAGTACAGGAGTAGCAAGAGTAAAAAGACCGTCACTAGCCGCGTTGTAGTATTCTTTAATATAACGCATACGAGCCGTGTTAGGTTCTTCCTTATGGAACACAGTAGCGGCTGCAACCATGTATCTAATCTGAGGAGTTTCATAAGTTTCTTTCGTTGCTCTATTCTTTACTAGATATTTTTCAATAAGTTGCTCAATAGCGGCATAACTATACTGCTCATCTTTATCATGCTCTAGCATATCGTTCATCTTATTCCAATCGTCTTCGCTATACCACTCTAGTAGTTCATGCGAGTATAGTCCAGCCTTTACATTTTTTTGTACTATCTGGTAGAGAGACAATGGTGTATAACTTCCATAAACATCTTTACGCAACATACTGAGACGTTGTTTGCCAGCCACATATTGATAATTAGTATGACCGATGTCCGGATTACTTTCTACGTCGATTAAATCTACTATGGCTCGTAATGTAATTTCATCTATGGTTCTAGTTGTGATACCATCATAAAAATGGGGCTGTGCTTTGATTTCAATCATCGACTGACTTACATCTGCAATACCTTTACATATTTTTGCAACCTGTGCTTGCCATTTTTCAACGGCTAGAGGTTCTTGTGCGCCTGAGCGTTTAATAACGTTTAATTTCATTGTTAACCTATCTTATTATATAGTGGGGAAATATCTAGTGTTCTAGTTATCTTAAAGTCTGTGATGAGATTATTTACTACCGTATCAGGCCAATAATTCAGCACATATTTTGCATCATCAACTAGGACTAATACCACTTCATTGCTATTATCGTCTATTGCTTCTACAAGTTCAATATTTTTGGTATCCGACAAGATAAGGGTGTAAATCATACCCAATGCTCTACCATAATAACAATATAGATTGTCTGATATCAATTGCCATGGATCAGGCCAATCATTGATATAGTCGGTATGTAGATAATGGGTCATCAAAGGTACCCGTTGCCAGAAATTGTCTATTTCAACACATCTCTGATCAATGGGTAATTGAGGGATTTTCTCTCTGAGGGTAGCCCACGCCCTAAGGCGCGTCTCGTAGTCGAGTATAAAAACGTTAGTCACGCTTTTACTTATCGCAGGAAAGAAGTCGATAGATATTAGAATCTACCGACTGCTACTTCGATTACGCCTGAACCACCTTCAAAGTTTTCTAGTGCTTTACCTAATATAGTACCTGCACGTGCCATATTATTTGCAACAGCACGACCATCTGCACCGCTTACCATTAAATCGCCTTTAGCAATCGGGCCGTGTACTTTAACTGGAACACGACCTTGTAGTGCTATTGTAGCGATATGTGCGCCTGCACAGTCATTATTCATAGTGTATGCTGGGTTAGTTGATACAACTCCTGCTACACGATGTGAATCATAATCTGTTGATAGTGTTACTTCATGGGCACCGCCGAATATCAATACTGTACCGGCTTCATAATCTGCATCAGCAACATATTTTTCTGCCAAGTCAGCGTAAGTAGCATTCAATCTTGAACCAGCACTTAATGACCAGTTACCAGTAATTGTACCTGCAGTAGAGTTTGCACCGGTTGTTAGAGTCGTACCAAAGTGAGTTGCTGTACCTGTACCAATTTGAACTGCTCCGGTCAATGTACCAGATAATGTTAAGCCAGTCAATGTACCGACTGATGTGATGTTTGGTTGTGCCGCAGTTGTTACAGTGCCTGCTGTAGTTGCAGTTGGAACTGTTCCAGTTACGCTAACTGTGACTCCGCCAGTTGCGGCGCTGACTGCAATGTTAGTACCTGCACTAATACTAGTTACACCAGTATTAGTAATAGTTACACCAGTACTACCGTTATAACTTGTGCCACCAAGACCTGTACCAATTGTGAGTGCATTAGTTGCTGTTGCAGTAATAGTACCAGATCCACCAAGTGAAATTGATGTGCCGTTAACAGTTAATGAACTATTGGCAAGTCTTGCTTGTGCTAATGTACCAGAACTGATATTACTTGCATTTAGTGCAGTTAATGCACTACCGTTACCAGTAAACACACCAGTGTTTGCTGTGATATTTGCAGCCGTTATAGTGCCGCTTACGCCCAATGATGTTAAAGTACCAACACTAGTGATCTGTGACTGGCTTGCGTTTACGCTAAATGTTAGATTAGAAAGAGTTAGGCCGGTGCCTGCAAGATAAACTTGTGAACTACTGAACTGAGCGAATGTAATATTAGAAGTACCAAATGTGATTGTCCCAGTAGGAGCATCAAGAACATATGCGCTACCTTTATTCACGTCACCGCCGCTTACAAAGAAGTAATTATTGAGACTCAATTCTCCGGCACCAGGACCGTATGAATCAGCATCAGTTGCACGGGTGATAACTGTCGTGCTTGTGTAAGTATAGACACCGTTATGCGCGGCGTTTGCTTCGTTCTTGACTAATATACGAGCACCAACTGTTTGAACGTTTGCTGTATCAATCAAGTTGAATGTACCAGTAGTTGTCAATGTTGCACCAACACCTGCTGTACCGTTGTTATAAGTGATTGTTCCGCCAGTAGCACTAGCCAATGTACCAGTTGTGGCTGCTATTACACCTTCGTGGTATACAAGAGCAGTACTTGCTAAATCATCAACATATTGCTTAGTTGCCGCGTCAGTACCTGCTACCGGAGTTGCAAGGTTAATAATATTGTTGCTGGTCATATCTAGATTACCAGCAATACTGCTTACACCTGTACCAGTTACACTTAGTACACCTGTAGTTGTTAAGTTACCGGCTGCTACGTTACCAGTCACGCTTAGTGATGACAATGTACCGACACTAGTGATATTTGGCTGAGCCGCAGTTGTTACAGTACCTGCTGTAGTAGCCGCGCCACTTAGTGCGCCTGTAAATGTAGTTGCACTTACATTCCCAGCACTAATATTTCCTGTTACTGCTAAACTTGTTAGTGTACCAACTGATGTAATATTTGGCTGTGCGGCTGTGGTTAATGTGCCAGTCAATAAACTTGCACCGATCGTACCGCTATTAGCATAAATGTTACCAGCAGTAGCATTACCTGTTACTGCTAAACTTGTTAGTGTACCAACACTAGTGATATTTGGTTGCGCGGCTGTTGTTACTGTACCGGCTGTTGTGGCACTTGGTACTGTACCTGTTACGTTAGCACCAGTAATTGCACTTAATGATGAACCATTGCCTGATACGTTAGTGAATACACCATTTGTAGCACCGATGTTACCAACGTTTGCATTGCCAGTTACACTTAATGCACCACCTGTTGATATATTGCCTGCACTTGCGTTACCTGTTACAGTAAGTGCTGATAGTGTACCAACACTTGTAATATTTGGCTGAGCCGCAGTTGTCAATGTACCTGTTAGTAATGAAGCACCAATTGTACCTGAGTTAGCATAAACATTACCTGCAGTAGCATTACCTGTTACTGCTAGTGAACTTAATGTACCAACACTAGTGATGTTTGGCTGAGCCGCTGTTGTTACTGTACCGGCTGTTGTGGCTGCGCCACTTAATGTTGCTGTGATGATGTTTGCACTAAAACTTCCGTCAGTATCACGAATTACTACTGTATTTCCTGTTGCCGCAGTTGCTGTGCTATAACCATCAAGTAGGTCAGCATTCAAGTTTGTTACCTTAGTAGTACTTGCTACTACGAATGGGGCAGTACCTGTTGTTACGTTTGATTCTAATGATGAAGCAACTACTTTACCTGCTGTATTAACATTACCTGCGCTTGCATTACCTGTTACAGTTAAATCAACAAGGGTACCAACACTAGTAATGTTTGGCTGTGATGCGTCTGTAACTTCGGCTGCAAAGGCAGCAAAATTGGCATTTGTAATATTACCACTAATATTACCAGTAATATTTCCGCCAGGAATATTAGTTAATCCTGCACCGTTACCATAAAATGCTCCGGTATTTGCATTGATGTTTGACGCAGTAAGGTTACCATTAACACCTAATGCTGATAGTGTACCTACGCTTGTAATATTTGGTTGTGAGGCTGTTGATAACGTACCTGATACTGTAGTGAACACACCGTTGTTTCCGCCAATATTACTGACGTTTGCATTACCTGTTACAGTCAATGAAGTTAATGAACCAACACTAGTGATGTTTGGTTGAGCGGCTGTGCTTAGTGTCCCTGTCAATACGCTTGCTCCAATTACGCCTGAGTTAGCATAGACATTACCTGCTGTTATATTTGCTGTTACTGCTAATGAACTTAATGTACCAACGCTAGTAATATTTGGTTGAGCATCAGTTGTCAATGTACCGGTTACAGTTGTGAATATACCGGACGCGGCGCCGATATTACCTACGTTAGCGTTACCTGTTACGCTCAATGCACCGCCCATTGATACGAGATTGCTTGATTTGTTGAAAGTAAATGCTGATGAGCCACCAAATGATTCATCATCATTAAATTGAATTTGAGTGTTGCTACCACCTGGATCGCTTAGATCCCAAGCAGTACCGTTAGCATATAATAGGTTATCAGTTTTTACATTACCGGCAGCGACATTACCACTAATGTTCAATACATTATTATTAAAGTCATATGTAAGTGCGGCTTCGCCTGACAACGCAGTGCCGTTCATGAAAACGACTTGTGAGTTACTTGCGGCTACTGTTGGAAACGTTTCAACATTACCGTCACTAGTTTTTACCGATAGTGTATCACTATCGTCTAAGAATATTGTACCTTTACCGGCTGGGGGTGTTGGTACTGTATTTGCCGCGTTTTGTTTTAAGATTAGCATGTTTTTTCTCTCCTACTATGGTAGACACTCTCTTGCCATATGTGTAATGTATTTATCATTTCACCCAAGTTTAGCATATACACTATTTATTTTAGTTCCATATATTATTAAACTTATGGACTCTGTAACCCTGTTATGTAGATATAAATGATGTGTTTCCTATACTAGAAGCATATGCATCTATATCATTTCGTCTTTGGACGACACTTCTAACATTAGCACCTAAAACTACATCTTCTATGGAAGTACCCTCAGTTACTAATCCTTGTCGTATTTGATAATCAGCGATTTCTTGCATAGCAAGAGTAGCGCGTTCTTTTAAAGCAGATTCTATCCAGTCCTGTGGACTATAAAAGACATATTCCAGTGCTTTTTGTTCTGCATCTGATATTGTAATTGTGTATGTTTTTGACATAATTTTTTCCTTATTATCTTACGTAGACTTCTACTCTGGCACTACGATTTATACCCGTATTATCTTGGCAGCAGTTTATACGATCACCCGCTGAATAATCTCCAAAACTTGAGTCCATACCTATACCACCGCTTACGTCATCTGAACCCGGGGCTCCTCCGATAGCAAGTGACGATGGGTCTACATAAAGCCCTTCACCATTTTCATTCCAACCAAAGCCCCATCTGACTTTAGCGGCGAAATTGTAGTAACCCGCCCTAAAATTTTGAAAGTTAAATCCATAAAAACGAATATCTACTTGACTTGAAAATACACTACTGCTCCATCCACTAAAGGTTTTTGCGTCTTGTATAAAATATCCACCGTAATTAGTGACGTTGTACAAGTATGTTCCGGCAGTTGTGAAGAAGTTTAATAGTGAAATTTTTGCTACTGTACTTCTTTGTCTATTAAAACTCTTTTCCATCCATGTCCAAACCCCAACACCGGGTATACTTCCTCCGCTTGTAGTTATATCAGGCCATCTGGCCATAATATCTGCGCCTTCATAATAATTAAAAACATCATATTTGGCATCGCCGTCATCAAGATTTAAAGCAGTAGGATTCAATGTATTTGCTGTCGTCCAATAATTTGCAGAGTAATTAAATGTTGTCCCTCTAGTTGCTTTCATAGCAAGCATCCAGCCGCCACCATTATAAGCACTATCCATTATACAATAGACTTTAGTTGAACCTACTGTAGGTATGTTAATATAATATACTCCATCGGGAGCATTCGTATTCATTGCTTTAATAACAGATGCCGAATCAGCAGGATTAAAAGCAGACCCGAGTGGTGCGGTAACGTTATATCGTCCTCGTTGGGCATTGAATACTTGACCTATTTCGTCATCAGTTAATGCTCTATTATAAATTAAAACAGAGCCCATGTTCCCTATGAATAATTCTCCTGTATTGCCTTCACCTATACGTAACTCTTCCGTATTACTTGGAGTATTGATAACAGTTGTTTGATAAGCACATCGTATAGTATTAATAAATGTTGACTTTGATGTGCCATCAAAACGTATAGCCATCTGTTGCCAAGTGTTTAATGTAATACTATTTGCCGGAGTATTAATAGCATTGTTGGCCGGAGATTCATAATGCAAATACAAACTTGGTCTATTAACGGCAACAGAATACTGTTGGTCATTTCCTTTACTTACTAGTCCATGCCATGTACCGCCGCCACCAGCTGGATTAAACCAACATAATACAGTATATTGTTGTGTGCCTGCGAAATTTAATGTAGAACTGTTGGGGATACTAATTCTGTTTGTACCATCAAATTGAAATGAACCATTGCCAACAGTACTATATGTTACACCACTACCGGGCAATGTTCCATTATTATTATTTCCACTCAAATCAGTAACAGTTGTACCGCTACCACTATATGTGCCAGGCATTCCTGGATCCATGTATAGTACTAATCCAGATGTAGGGATAGTTTCTGCACGTTTTTGTTCGCTTACCCAAGTTGATCCATCATTAAATTCCATCTCTGATCTACTTGAATTATAGCGTAACATACCTGCTGATGCGCTAGGTCTTTGTGCACCTGTACCAGACGGTAGTGCAACAAAACCTGTATCATCAATTGTTGTATTTTTAAGTGTTGCCATTATCTAATCCATACTTGTACGTGTGTGAGGTAAGCGGCCTCGTCTGCCTGAGCTTGATCTATTCCCATATAATTTCTTGCACTAAAAGTTGTTAGAGCATGATTATAAAAACCAGTATCTATAGTTATATAGCCATCGTTATTATATGCTCCTTGGGCCCATGGTCTATAAGAATATGTTCTTGGTCCACTCCAAACAGCAGTAGCACCGGATAATAAAACATTTATAGATGGTGCTGTATTATATACTTTTGTAAAATTTAAAATTTCTGTTTCTCCGCCGGCGGCATTTGTGCAATATAAATTATTTGTTTCGTTATCAAAACTATCAACACAATGCCATAGTACACAGTATCTAATTTGTGTATGTGTTGGTAAATTGCTTAGTGATAGTGTGTAATTCACTGGGCCTGTGTTATAACCATGTGCATTAACACATCCTAATTGACCAAAATCTAACATTGTAAAGTTTGTGGTGTTATTCCAATTTCCTAAATACAAATTTGCATCTCGTCCTTCATAATAATGAAGTGTTGGTTCATTAGGTGTAAAACTTGTATTAGCCCAACTTGAACCATTAGCAAATTCTATTTGACTTGTAGTGTTGTTAAAACGAATACTACCGGCAGTAGTCGCAGGTCTTTGCGCCGTACTACCAGTGGCAATTTTAATAAAGCCAGTATCATTTATTGTTGTATTTTTAAGATTTGCCATTATACATTAAACCTTGATCTTTGAGCATTAAAATTTTGTGTGATTTCTGATTGTGAAAGCACACGATTATACATTCTTGCAATTGCAATATCACCCGTAGCACTTGCGTATATAGGAATACCATAGGTTGATCCTACATTAAATTGTCCAGAACCAGTATATTGATTTTGCACACTTGCACTAGGAGTTTGTAATACTGCATTGGCATAAAACTGTTTGGCAAAAGTTGAATTATTGTATGTGAATACCCAATGATACCATACGTTATTTGATGGTCTATAGTTATCACCATAATCATTATCATTACCATACATGCCAAATACCATGCCTCTTGACCCAGAATTATACAATATGTGTAATCCTTGATTTATTGCAGTAATGCCTTGTCCAAAAATGCCAAAACTTGTACTATCAGTCATACGAGCCCATACTTCAAGTGTAAAATTCTGTTGTAAATTTATATTGCCTGCATTAATGTGCGTATTCAAGCCAGTAAATGCTAACGACCCACCGTTGCTTGAAGACCAACTCATATTATTTGTACGCATTCCATCAACGAAAGGAGTAGAATATGCACCTAATTCAAGTTGCATATTTCTTACTTGAGGATTTATTCCTGAACCATAACCTGTATAAGTCGCTAACATTGCTCTATTATCACTTGGACTATTTTGTAACCAAGTAGCGTTTGGTCCGGCTGGTGTTATATTCTCAATTTTATAACGTGCCCATGAAGTTGTAGCATTAACTGAAGTGTTAACAAAACTATACTTTGTATACGATCCATTTTGCATATACCACAAAACACCACCCGGAACATCTGCTCTCATATCAAAACTCAAACTATATGGCAATAATCCGTTTGCTTCAAAAATAGGTCTTAAATCATAGTATTGTGCAAACTCTCCACTATTAAATTGTTGTGTTGGATTGCTTAACAAATTTATAGTAGGTGCGCCAAATCTACCATGTTTATTATTTCCTGATATATCATAAACAATTTGTCTACTAGGATAGTAACTATCCGTGTTGCCAAAATCATAATATAATCCTAAACCAGATGTTACTATGGCGCCATCTACTGGTGCGTTAGTAGCAGGATCTATCCAAAGTGAACCATTGTAAACTTCTGTTCTAGCAATAGTAGAATTATATCTCATCATACCGAGTGTGGGACTACCCGGGCGTTGTGATAACGTACCGTTAGGGAGTGTTAAAAATCCTGTATCGTTGACTGTAGTGTTTTTTAGTGTTGCCATATTCTATCTCCTAGAACATGGTTTTACTTATTCTCTAATCGTTTTATTTTGCCAGTCAATTCTTTGACTGCTTCGATTAGATATGCTGTGAGTTTGGTATAGTGAATGCCTATTGGTTTGCCATTCTCATCGTAACCGATCAAGTTAGGCAATATTTTTTCTACATCTTCAGCAACAAGACCTGCTTCGTTTTTCTTGCTACCGTCTTTACGATCATAAGTTACACCAACTAGTTGCTGTATTAAATCAAGTGCATTAGTGATAGGATTGATGTTTTCTTTTAATGCGATAGTTGAACTTTCTGTAATAGTTCCTGATACTGATAAATTTCCAGTGACAGCAAGACCCGTGCTTGTGAAGTTACCTATAGTGGTTCTACTTCCGGGTGTTACGCTGTTAGCAGTTCCTTGTAGAATCTCAACTCCGGCGTAACCTGCGATATAAAGCCTGTCCGAGGCGCCGGGTGCGCCACCATCACCATGAACAACATAACCACCAATATTATTATCTTCAAATACAATTCCTGAATATGATCCAGAATCTGCGGAATGTCTGAACGTTAGGAAGTTATTAGAACTATTATCTATCAAAACAGTAGTTCCGGTAGGCGGTGGACTAACACCGGACGCGGTTGCATTCACTACGTGAAATCTTACAGCAGGACTTGTTGTATTAACACCCACTCTATCATTTGTACTATCAACAAATAATGTTCCAGAATCAAATGTAGAGTTTCCACTAACTGTTAATGAAGTAAGTGTACCTGTTGAAGTAATGTTTGGTTGAGCCGCTGTTGTTACAGTTGCAGAGGTGCCACTTACATTACCACTAATAGTTGAACTTACTGTTAAACCAGTTAATGTACCTACGCTAGTGATATTAGGTTGAGCCGCAGTTGTTACAGTGCCGGCTGTTGTTGCTGATGTGGCTGCTCCGCTCAATGTGCCGGTGAATGTAGTTGCATTTACATTACCAGCAGATATGTTACCAGTTACTGATAATGATGATAGTGTACCAACTGATGTAATATTAGGTTGTGCGGCTGTTGTTAATGTACCTGTTAATAAACTTGCACCAATTGTACCACTATTTGCATATACATTACCTGCAGTAGCATTACCTGTTACTGCTAAACTTGTTAATGTACCAACTGATGTGATGTTTGGTTGTGCCGCAGTTGTTACTGTACCTGCTGTCGTTGCGCTAGTGGCTGCGCCGGTCAATGCTCCAACAAAAGTAGTCGATGTAACGCTAGTAAGACCTGCAACTGTAGTTACTGTAGATCCAAGTGTTAATGCCGTGCTACCTAATGTGACACTGCTATTTGCTAATCTTGCTTGTGCAAGAGTTCCGCTAGTAACATTACTTGCATTCAATGCCTCTAATGATGCGCCATTACCATAATGATTGCCGGTCAAGTTTGCCGCGCTAACATTACCTGTTACTGCTAGGCTAGTCAATGTACCTACACTTGTGACATTAGGTTGGCTAGCAGTAGTCAATGAACCTTGTACTGTTGTAAATATACCAGCACTTGCGCCGATATTACCAACATTAGCATTACCTGTTACACTTAATGCACTTAATGTACCAACACTAGTAATATTTGGCTGTGCATTTGTATAGACAGTTCCGGCTACTAATGCATTTGCTACTTGTCCACTTAAATTACCGCTAGGAATATTTGTTAAGCCTGCGGCGTTACCACTGAATATGCCTGTGTTTGCTGTGATATTGGCAGCAATGATATTACCATTGACATCTAGACCAGTCAATGTTCCAAGACTTGTTATTTGTGATTGGCTTGCGTTAACACTAAATGTGCTACCAGTTAATGTTAAGCCTGTACCTGCTATATATGTACCAGCACCGCTGAATTGTGTAAATTCAATATTATCGGTGCCAATAGTTGTAACTGCGCTTGTCTGTACCCAACCAGTGTCATTGTATGTTGTACCACCTGATACGAATACGAAATCACCTGGTTCTACTTCTGGTACTGTATTGTAATCGGTCGCTCTTGTTAATACTGTGCTACTTGTGTAAGTATAGATACCATTATGTGCGGCATTCGCTTCGTTCTTAACAAGTACTCTTGTTCCAACAGTTGCGATATTGACACTATCAATAGTTGTATAAGTACCAGTAGTTGTCAATGTTGCACCGACACCACTAGTACCATTGTTGTAAGTTATCGTACCGCTAGTTGCCGTAGCAAGCGTACCCGTAGTTGCCGCCGCTACGCTGTCGTGTACATTTAATCCTTCAGCAACACTATCAACATATGCTTTGGTTGCGGCATCCTGTGCATTTACTGGCTCAGCGAGATTACTGATATTGTTACCAGTCATATCTAGATTACCAGCAATACTGCTTACACCTGTACCAGTTACACTTAATACACCGTTTGTTGATAAATTACCTGCTGAGATATTACCGGTGACTGTTAAATTACCTAATGTACCGACACTAGTGATGTTCGGTTGACTTGCTGTTGTGAGTGTGCCGCTTAAAAAATTTGCTGTAGCAAGATTACCTAATGCCGTGTTGCCTGTATTTGTAGTACCTACTATATCAAGATAATTAGTACCATCTGTTGTATATTGCCATATATCAGATGGTTCATTCCAGCGCAATTGAACTGCTGGTTCATCACCTCGAACAACTCTAATACCTGCATTCGCTGTAGGAGTGCCTGTAGTTTCTGCACTTAAGTCAATAATATTATCTTGAACACTTAATGATGTGACGCTTAAATTGCCGGCACCGCCGTCAATGATAAGATTTCCTTGTACAGTCAAATCATCATTGATGTTGACTATACCAGAACCATTGGCGCTGATAGTAAGATTAGTATTTGCAGTATATGTAGTGAGGCTATCTGATTTCAATCCTGTAGCGATTGTGACTGGACTACCATTGCTTGTTGTGATGTTTTGTCCTGCTTCAACTTGCAATGTGCCTTTGATTTCGATGACACCTGTGCCGGTTGGATCTAATGAAATATCTCCTGAACCAGTGGTCTTTAATCTTACTGTTTGGTTAATGTCTGCTGAAACAACAATATCGCTTGCCGCTTCTTCAAGTACTTTTACACCATTGATGTACAATGATCCTGGGCCTATATAGGCATCTTTGAAATAGTTAGTAGCATTACCCAAACTCACAACATTGTTTGATGCTGGTGTGATGTTACCATATACTACTATTGATCCAGTAGTAAAGGTGTTTGTTGATTTATTGAAAGTTAGATTTGCACTGCCGTTAGGACTGTCTGCATCATTGAATATGATTTGTGTATTACTACCTGCGATAGGACCAGTAGGACCTGTCGCTCCTTGAATACCAGTAGCACCAGTTAATCCAGTAGCACCTGTTAATCCTGTAGATCCAGTTAATCCGGTAGCACCTGTTAATCCTGTAGATCCAGTTAATCCAGTAGCACCTGTTAATCCAGTTGCACCGATCAGACCAGTAGCACCAGTTTCGCCAGTGGCACCTGTTAGTCCAGTTGCACCGATCGGGCCAGTAGCACCAGTGGCTCCTACTGTTGTCAATGCATTAGCAAATACTCCGTTACCATATAATATATTACTTGAGTTACCATCGATGTTTATAATGGAGATGTTACCTATAGTACCTTCACCTGATATTTCTGTACCAGCCGGCAATATAACTGTGCTACCGCTAGCAGTAATGTTCGCATTACCTAGATATATGGTGTTACCTGAAAGATATAAATCTTTAAATCTTCTTGTGCTGTTACCTAAATCATATGTTATGTCTGCTGAAGGTGTTATAGAACCTGCTACTGTTAATCCGCCGGGTATAGCGACATTACCGGTAGTCTTGTTAAACGTGAATCCATTATTGCCTGCAGGATTACCTTGATCGTTGAAACTAATTTGTGCATTACTACCCGGAGCGCCCTGACCACTAACATCAACAAGAATACCATCTACGACAAGTTCGCCGTCTACTGTGATCGTAGTGCCGAATAAACCCTGATAGTTTGATGATATTGTTAATGTATTGCCTGTATTGATAACTACAGGCATTGGCGCCGGTGATTGAGTACTTGCGGCATCAGCCCACGACAAATTGCCTGCACCGTTAGTAGATAGTATGTAACCACTATTACCGCCGGATATATGGAGATTGCTTACATTACCTAATGTAGTATTGGCTTCGCTGACCAGCAAGTTGCCAGTCGTCATTCCGTTCTTGACGTTAAAATACTTAGTAGTCACAGTTCCATATATCCCTGTTTAACTAAACCAGATTTTTTAAGACTAGTTTAATATTATGTTTTAATATAACTGCTTACTAGATTTACAACACAACTTGCGCTGTTTGTAGTCGCGTAAACAGATACGTTTCCTGATACTCCGTTGATATTTGCACTTAGTTCAATAATGTCTGCACTTACGTTTGAGGATATTGAACCATATATCGTTATATAAGCATCTGTACCATCGTGTACAAGCAATGTTTCAACTGACTGATAGCCATTAGTTCCGCTTGCGCTGATTACATACTTAGCAGTTCTATAATCGCTTGGAGCAAAACTATCAATTAGTGTTGCTGTCGCTGTTGGTACATTGACATTTGCACGATTGCTTGTCACACCTACTTGTAGTTTAGCAACGCCACCTACAACCGCATTACCTGAAACAGCAAGACTTGTTAATGTACCTACTGATGTGATATTTGGTTGTGCCGCAGTTGTTAATGTACCAGTTAGTGTTGCACCGCTTACGTCGCCGGTAGCACTTATGTTACCCGCACTTGCATTACCTGAAACAGCAAGGCTTGTTAATGTACCAACACTAGTGATATTCGGTTGAGCATTAGTGTATACTGTACCGGCTACAAGAGCATTTGCTACTTGACCAGTGACGTTAGCACCTGTAAGATTTGTTAATCCACTACCGTTACCAGTAAACACACCTGTGTTTGCTGTGATATTGGCAGCAGTGATGTTGCCGTTTACAGCAAGACCAGTCAATGTGCCAATACTAGTGACGTTAGGCTGTGCCGCTGTAGTCAATGTACCTGTGACTAAAGTAAACACCGCGTTATTAGCACCGATGTTACCAACGTTAGCATTACCTGTTACAGATAATGCACCACCTGTTGATAAGTTACCTGCACTTACGTTAGCAGTGAAGATACCAGCACCGCCACCGATATTACCGACGTTAGCATTACCAGTTACGCTTAATGCGCCACCAGTTGTTAAGTTACCACCTGATACGTTACCGGTTGCGGCTACTGTAGTTGAGAATACGCCTGCACCTGCTCCGATGTTACCAACGTTAGCATTACCAGTTACAGATAATGCACCACCTGTTGATAAGTTACCACCGGTAATATTACCAGTTGCAGTAATTAAGCCACCTGTACCTAAATTACCTACGTTAGCATTACCAGTTACACTCAGTGCTCCAGCAGTAGTTAAGTTACCACCACTTACGTTACCAGTTGCTACTACTGCACCAAGTGTAGTTAAGTTACCACCACTTACGTTACCAGTTGCTACTACTGCGCCACCTGTAGTTAAGTTACCACCACTTACGTTACCTGTTGCAGTAATTAAACCACCTGTGCCTAAGTTACCGACGTTAGCATTACCAGTTACGCTTAATGCACCACCTGTTGATAAGTTACCTGCACTTACGTTAGCAGTAAACACACCTGCGGCTGCACCGATATTACCTACGTTAGCATTACCTGTTACACTTAGTGTTGATAGTGTACCAACGCTAGTGACGTTTGGTTGACTTGCAGTAGTCAGTGTACCAGTCAATAATGAAGCACCGATAGTACCGCTATTAGCATATACGTTACCTGCCGTTACATTTGCTGTAACTGCTAATGAGCCTAATGTACCAACACTTGTTAAACTTGAATTAACAACAGTTGATGAAAGTGTTGTACCTGATAGATTTGCGGCATTTGGAGTTAGTGCTACATTGGCAGCCGCAGTCAATTGACCTTGACTATTAACCGTAAATGTAGCATTGTAATCACCATTACCATATGAGCCGGCTGTTACAGTAGTATTAGTGATACTGAACGTATCTCCGGTTAACGTTAATCCTGTACCTGCTAAGTATGTACCTGCACCTGAGAATTGTACCCAATCGATTGGATCAGTACCAACTGTAGTTACGTCATCAATTTGCACCCAACCAGTTGAGTTGTATAGTGTACCTGCAGTAACGAATGTAAAGTCTCCACCTTGAATCTCGGCAGCAGTATCAAAGTCGGTAGCACGGGTCAACACAGTTGTGCTTGTACGGACATAGATACCGTTATGTGCTGTGTTGGCTTCGTCCTTGACAAGAATTCGCATACCATTTGATAGTGCAACACCATCAATAGTTGTATAAGTACCGGTTGTAGTAAGAGTTGCGCCAACACCCGCTGTGCCATTGTTATATGTAACAGTACCACCTGAGATAGATGCAAGAGTATTGGGAGTTGCGGCATCGCAACTTGCATGTACATGTAAACCTTGTGCAATGTCATCAACATACTGTTTAGTTGCCGCATCACTTGATGCAACTGGAGCACTAACGTTAGAAATAATAAAGTTACCAACGTTAACTGTACCAGTACCTGTAGGAGTTAAATTGATATTTTGATTTGAACCAGTTGCAGTAATTGTCACACTTGATGTTTTACCAACAATCAAATCGGTTACAACGTTTGCACTTGAAACTATATTACCTGTCACATCTAATGATGAAAGTGTACCAAGGCTAGTTACATTTGGTTGTGCCGCTGTTGACAATGTACCACTGATGTTATTACCAGTAATGTTTGCATTAGCATCACGAACAACAACTGTATTTGCTGTTGCCGCTGTTGCAGTATCATAACCGTCTAATAAATCAGCATTTAAATTCGTTACTTTAGTAGTTGATGCTACTACGATTGGTGCTGTACCAGTTGCAACGTTTGATTCTAATGCACTTGCTACAACTTTTCCAGCAGTAGTTAAGTTACCACCTGATACGTTACCAGTTGCGGCTACGAGACCTGCTGTTGTGATATTTCCACCACTTACATTACCAGTTGCTACTACTGCGCCAGCAGTAGTTAAGTTACCACCACTTACATTACCAGTTGCTACTACTGCGCCAGCAGTAGTTAAGTTACCACCACTTACATTACCAGTTGCAGTAATTAATCCACCTGTGCCTAAATTACCGACGTTAGCATTACCTGTTACGCTTAATGTTCCACCGGTTGATAAGTTACCACCTGTTACTGTACCTGTAGCAGTAACAATTCCGGCTGTGCCTAAGTTACCAACGTTAGCATTACCTGTTACATTTAATGTTCCACCGGTTGATAAATTACCACCAGTAACAGTACCGGTTGCAGTAATTAAGCCACCTGTGCCTAAGTTAGCAACGTTAGCATTGCCTGATATATTTGCATATCCAGTGATGTTTGCACCAGTGGATGTGATAACCATTGTTGTATTGCCATCAACGTTTGCAATGATATTACCATTTGCTACCGGTACGCTTACGCTTGAATTGCCGTTACTGATACCTGAAGTACCAACTGTTACCCAACTTAAGTTACCTGAACCGTTAGTCTGCAAGAATTGTCCTGAAGTACCACCGGTGATTATCACGTTACCGTTTGCACCTAAATTGCTTACGCCGTTAACTGTGAGTCCAGTCAATGTACCTACACTAGTGATGTTAGGTTGAGCGTTAGTCGTTAACGATCCTGTAAAGAAATTTGCAGTAGCCAGATTACCGAGATTAGCGTTACCTGTAAATAAATTACCAGAAACCGCATCGATATTTGCGTTACCTACTGTTAAACCATTTTTGACTACGAAATTTTTTATACTCATTTTGTTTTGATCCTATTTTTTTAGTCAGGAACATATGTCCCGATCAAATTTATTTTTGTATTTGTGGACAACCCAGTCGCACGTAACTCTACATTTCCGCTACTAACCCCTGTAGTGATAGAGACTGTGTTGCCTCCACCATCGTTTATCGCCGCGTACACTGTAATATAACTATTTATGTCATCATGTATCAAAAGCACTTCTAGGCTCTCATAACCTATATCACTACTACTTCTTACCACATACTTTGCTGATCTATACTTACTGACAGGAAAACTATCAATAATCGTATCTGTAGTAACTGCTATATTACCGCGCTTACTTGCGATAGAATTAGTAATAACTGTGTTTGCATTAGCAATATTTGATGTAACATTTCCTGTTACATTCAAACTAGTCAATGTACCTACACTTGTAACATTTGGTTGAGCATTGGTAGTTAGTGTACCAGTAACTAAATTTGCGCTAACATTACCTGTCACAGAGATATTATTATTAGCAATTAAATTACCCTGTACAGTAACGTTTGCAGTAGTACCGCCCATCGTGATGTTTGATACAAGGCCTAAATTAATATCATCTACGAGTGACGCAAAGATACCTGCATTATTTCCGGTAACTGCTATAGTGGCGCTACCGATAGTTACGCATCCACTGTTTGATACTAGATAATTACCTGCTAAAGTATTAGCGCCGGATACGTTACCGGGTGTAACATTACCAGTTACAGATAATGATCCTAATGTTCCTACCGTAGTGATGTTTGCTTGACTTGCGGTTGTCAAATTACCACTAATAGTAGTCGCTTCAATATTACCCTTAAATGTCTGGGCGCGAACATTACCGAGTGTAGTAAATGTAACTATTTCACCCGTAATACTTGATTGGCTACTAAATGCAAATTCAGCATTGCTAGTATCCCAACCCATAAATGCGATACGTGCTTGTGTATCGTAATAGTTTAATGCTGTACCGATATCCTTACCGGTATTTGCTACAGGAGGTACCCCGTTTGGACCAGTGTTTAAGTTGACTATCGGATCTTCTACGCTGAATTCTTCAACGTTGATATAAATTAAATTACCGTTTACTTGTAGATTTCCACCTACTACAGCATTTCCTGACACAGCCAAATCAGTTATATTTGCTGTACCAGTAACACTAATATTTCCGTTTATACTTAATCCGGTTAATGTACCTAGACTTGTGATGTTTGGTTGTGCGGCATCGGTCACAGTGTTTGCAGTACCGGCATGAACTGCATTAGAAATATTACCTGTGATGTTACCGACAATATTAGCACCAGGAACGTTTGTCAAGCCGGCTGCATTACCGTAGTATGCGCCGGTATTAGTAACGATATTTCCTGTGACTGTTAAATTGTTTGTTGTACTGTTAAAAGTAAAATTGGCGCTTGCGCCAAAGTCACCGTTGTTATTAAATTGAACTTGTGTATTACTGCCGCCTGGATTGCTTAGGTCCCAAGCAGAACCGTTAGCATAGTAAAGATTATCTGTCTTTATGCCACCAGCAGTCAAATTACCTAATAGATTAGCACCTGCAGTCGTTACTACAAATACATTAGAAACACCTGATACAGTAGTTGCTACGTTTCCATTAGCATAAACTTTTACATTACTAGTACCGTTTTCTATTTCTGTAGTACTAGTCTGTTCAGTACCTTCAACAGCAAATGTTCCACCTAATTCATTACGAATAACAACGGAACCATTAGCGTCTACACTAATAGTCGCTGTGTCTAAGTAAATCGTATTGCCACCAAAATAACCATTACGCCAACGAGCATTTGCGCGACCTAGATCATATACATCATCTGCACCAGGTATGATGCTTCCTGTAGCATTTATATTACCGGGAACATTTAAATTACCGTTATAGTTTAAAAATGTGAATCCAGTATTACCGGTCGCAGTTCCATTAGTGTCAAATAAAACTTGAGTAGGGCTAGATTGTATGCTATCTTGTATTTCAATGAGCATACCGTCAACTGTCAATTCACCGTCAATCGTTATTGCTTGCGTGTAAAGACCTTGAAAATTGTTATTGACAATATATGACGCACCAGTAGGAATCAAATACGGCATAGGAGCCGCACGATTGCTTTCTGTGTTTATTGTGCTGAAAGTTAGATTGCCGTTACCATCAGTAGTCAATGCTTGACCACTACTACCACCTGTAATTTTAAAATTACCGACATTACCAACATTGCTTATGCCATTGGCTGTAAAGTTGATAGTAGTTATATCGGCATTAGCCTGAATAACTGTAATGGCAGGATCCCCTGCCGAGAATCCTGCTATCGAATTTAATGGTCGAACAGCCATATTAGGTACATCCTATTAATATTATATCAATCTATACTGAGTTACCCATAAAGTTGAATTAGAACTTGCTGGGGTTACTTGTAATTCTATGTTGCTTCCTGCTATGTTTACTGCAAGAGTACCCGTGCTTCCTCCTAATGTTACTCCACCGAACACTGCCCAATCTACAGCACTACCGTTTGTAACTGCCTGTACAGTTGCTACACTTTGTTTGCCGCCTGAATCGAGTCCTTTGACTAACCATTGAACTCCGGTCACTCCTGTGACTGTGAACGTTGATATAGTTTGGTTTGCAGTTATCGCAGTTGTAGTAACTTCATCCCATGTAATAGTAGTATTACCTACATTTACTTGAGTATTTGCTGTGATAATATTTGCTGTGTAATTATTTGACTGTAGATTTCCGGCAATTGTTAGATTACCTGAAGCGTCAATATTACCTGCGTAGACATTTGCCCAACGCTGAGTACTTGTGCCCAAATCAAGTGTCAAGTTAGCGTTTGGATTCAATGCTGATGTGACATTCGCTTGTACATTCAAGTTACTGACGTTTGCAAGACCTGCTGTAGCAAAGTTGGCTGCAACAACATTACCTGTGAAGTTTGCAGTATTACCAGCAAGTTCTAAGTTTACGCTTAGATTTGGTACGATGACATTGCCGCTAAAGTTTGCTGTGTTACCTAACAATGCATTACCAACTGTTACATTTGCTCCATTGAATACAGCATTACCACTAAAGTTTGCAGTATTACCAGCAAGTGCTAGATTTACAGTTAGATTTGGTACTACGACATTACCACTGAAGTTTGCTGTGTTGCCAGTCAATGCATTAATAATGTCTATGTTACCAGCATTGACGATATTTGAGATGTTAGCAGTTGGTACAACGATCAATGTGTTTGCATTGACATTGTTTGCTAGTACGTTACCACTTGCGTGAACATTACCTGATGTAGTTAAATTCAATCCACTTACGTTAGCATTTGAACTGATAGTACCATTAGCCGCAATATTACCGCCAACTGTTAGGTCGAGTGTGATATTAGCAATATTACTAATGCTCAAGTTGTTTGCAGTAACGTTGCCGTTGCTTAGTGTATTCCAAGTTAGACTGCTAAATGTTGCATCACCAATGTTTGGTGTCACAAGATTTGCGCTTGTCTTGACGACGATGTTGCCTGAACTGATAGCAGTGGTGTCATTATCAACATTTGCGCTGATTACTGTACCAGTGATAGCAATACCATTACCTGCACTAAAAGTGCCGGCTGCGCTAAACTGGCTAAACTGAATGTTTGTCAATCCAAACAGTATTTCAGTTACCGGATCAGTCAATACATAACTTGAACCAGCATAGTTTAGGCCTTCTAATACAAAGAAGTAGTCGCCATAACCTAATGCCGTTGTCTCTACTGGGCTATATGTATCTTCGTCTGTTGCTCTTGTCAATACCCACGCAGTTGAACCATTACCCACTGTTGTTACAGTATAGACACCGTTCTCAAATTGATTTGTCTGACCTTGAACAAGAACTCTGTTTGTTGATACTAATGCAATACTATCAATAGATAGTGCGGCGTTTGCACCTGCGTTTGTTAGTGTTGCTCCAACGCCCGTGTTTGCTCTTGCTGTCTGTGATAATCCAGTACCGTTAGTCAATGTAGTGACTTCAGCACCGAAATACCCTGCCTTGACTGTTATAGTATCGGCTCCTGGGGTGCTGTAGACAAAGTATGGGTCATTGCCGATGATACCATTGAAACTGTTATCCCAAGCAAGTTCATCACCTATGCTTAGATTGTGATTTGCACCAAACTGTATTGTTTTACCACCAGTGATTGCGATTGTAGTCAATACGCTACCACCGTTTGCGTAAGTAGCATTCAAGTTAGTTACACTTGTTACTCTTACTGCCGTGTGTATTGTTAGACCTTGTGCAGTGCTATCAACATATTCTTTTGTTGCCGCATCGTTTGGTTGTGTTGGTCCACCGACTTGTGCGATACGAGCCAATGATGCTTCGATCACACCATTAGGGCCGCCAGGAACAAGATTGATATTGACATTTGAACCTGAAGCAGTAATCGTTAGATTACCATTTGCTGTGATGTTTGAAGTTAGTAAACTACCAACATTTGCTTCGCCGGTTACTGCAAGATTTGCACCAACTAAGAAACTGTTTGCAGTCACGTTACCATTTGCTATGATATAACCTGCTGTTGCGTGAATATTACCTGATGTGAACAATCCAGTATCGGATATTGTCACAATGTTAGATACAGCATTTGAACTGAATTCAATGTTAGCATCTTGGAATATTCTTACATTACTATTACCGTTTGCTAATGTACCAACTAAGTTACCTGCATTTACATTTCCAATAACGTTTAGATCGTTAGCAACGTTTACATAGTTTGCAAGAGCCAAATTACCTAAATTAGCGTTTAGTGATGTTAGGTTACCAGTAAAGTTTGCAATGTTACCGTTTAAATCATTAGCAACGTTTACATAATTAGCAGTTGCTAAGTTACCTAAACTTGCATTTAGTGATGTTAGGTTACCAGTAAAGTTTGCAATGTTACCATTTAAATCATTAGCAACATTTACATAATTAGCAGTTGCTAAGTTACCTAAACTTGCATTTAGAGCAGTGATGTTACCTGTAAAATTAGCAGTATTACCATCAAGTTGTAGATTTACAGTTAGGTTTGGTACTACAACATTGCCGCTGAAGTTAGCAGTGTTACCACTAAGTGCCGCATTTACGTTTACGTTGTTTGATATTAAGTTGCTTGCAACATTGATGTAATTTGCATAAGCAAGATTACCGAGATTTGCATTCTCAGATTGTAAGTTACCACCTAATGTAAGAAGATTTGATGTCTTGTTAAATGTGAATGCATTGCTACCATCTACCAAACCATTGTCTGAGAAAAGAACAGTTGTATTTGGCGCAGTGATTGTAATGTTGGCTTGTACGTTACCTACGAATGTACCTGCTGTTACATAGCCACCGGCAGGGAATGTGACGTTACCTGTATTATCATAAACAGTACTGGAGCCGTTTGACGTTAGTGTTAAGTTACCGGTACCGCTGTTGATATTTGGTGTCAATAATGTGTTTGTAACATTAGCATTACCATTTACAGTCAATACGTTTGTTGTATCATTGAATGTAAAGTTTGCACTGGCTGCAAAATTATCACCTAAGTTATATTGAATTTCAGTATTTGAGCCGGCTGCTTCTTGTAAGTCCCAAGGATTGCCGTTAGCATATAATAGATTGTCTGTACGTACATTGCCTGCTTGCATCGTGTTAGTAACGTTGACATTTGATGATACGTTTACAAAGTTAGCACTTGCTAGATTTCCAAGATTAGCATTTAAGGCAGTGATGTTACCACTAAAGTTTGCTGTGTTACCAGCAAGTTCTAAGTTGACAGATAAGTTATTTGTAACAGTGTTTGAAGCAATATTAGCAAAATTTGCGGTTACAATATTACCAAGATTAGCATTGTTAAATTGTACGTTACCTACAACTGTCAATAAGTTAGTGGCATTATCGAACGTAAAGTTTGCACTCGCACCAAAATTATTACTATTATTAAACTGAATCTGTGTATTAGAACCAGCCGCTTCCTGTAAATCCCAGGGTTGACCGTTACTATAATATAGATTGTCTGTTAAGATACCATACGCGGCATTAGTGTTGCTTACTGCAACGTTTCCTACGAACGTACCTTTATTTGCTGTGATATCTGCGTTTGCAAGTATCACATTTGCTGGGACTTCTCCTACTGAGAAGCCGCCTACTGAATTAAGTGGTTTAAGTGCCATGTTTGATAATCTCCGCTAATTTCGTATTTATCTCAATATACATAAAAAGTAGTCACTTGCATCCTATGAGTCATCAAATTTGCGCTCTGAGGTGTCATGACTACTCGTACTGTAGGCTCTACTATAACGTTTCCTGCATTGTATTCTATAGCAAAGTCTCCAGTGTACCCGTTTACTGGCAGTGTGCTATATTCCGCATAGTTAACTGTGCTTCCTTTCACAACTGCCGAAATTTTTATAAAGTTTCTTATAATGTCATCATCACTGATGATCGTTAAATCTATTGCCGCAAGATCGTCTGCTGGAATACTCAATAAGACTTGCGAACTAGTGCTGTTCGTAGTAGCAAAATAAACATTTGCTTTACTAAACTCATAGACACCAGAACCCATCTGAAATGAGTTCGCTATCAAGTTGCCTGCTACATTGACTTCATTTGTAACATCATTGAAAGTCAAAAATGGACTTCCAGCAAACGTACCTGCACTGTTATATTGAATCTGTGTATTGCTACCGCCCGGTGTGCCACCGCCGTTGCCGCCACCGGCATTTTTCCAACTTAGATTACCTAATCCGTCTGTACTGAGTACATACCCATTAACGCCACCTGGTATATGTATATTAGCGATATTACCTAGATTTACGTTTGCTGAACCTTGTGTGTTTAAATTACCTGCAACCGTCAATGTGCTAGATGCTAATATCGTAGTGTTACTTAATGATACCGTTCCGCTTAAGTTTGCTGTTCCAGTAGCAGTAAAGTTTGCACTATTCAATGTAGTCAATACATTCATTGTACCTAGAACGTTTGCATTACCGCCTAGATACAGGTAATTAATAGTTTTGTTCCAAGTCAGTGTATTGTCGCCACCGAATGTGTCGTTATCGTTAAACTGAATTTGTGTGTTTAATCCACCGGGTGTACCACCATTGCCGCCGCCGTTACTCTGTGGTACCCAACTTAAATTACCTATACCGTCTGTGCTGAGTACGTAATTAGCATTGCCACCCGTGATAGTAATGTTGCCTACGTCTCCTAAATTACTAGTACCTACTACTGTTAATGATGTAAGATTACCTATGTTTGTGATATTAGGTTGACTAGCAGTGGTTAATGTTCCTATTAAGTAATTTGCTTCTACGAAATTTCCTGCATTTAGGTTACCTGTGATAGTAATATTACTACCTAAACCAGTACCACTCATGCTACCATTGAATGATATATTACCATTACTATTTGGTATCGCTGTATCAACATTTAACCAACCAATATTTCCTAGATAATTGATATTTTGCTGTGCGTTGGTTGTCAACGTACCTGATATGAAATTTGCTGTTAATAGATTTCCAGCGTTTATATTTCCTGCAGTTACATTACCAGTTACTGCTAATGAAGTCAACGTACCAACACTAGTGATGTTGGGCTGTGATGGAGTTAATAGTGGTCCTGAAATTCCTGATGCAGTTACAGTTCCTGATACTGCTAAGGAAGTTAGTGTGCCTACACTAGTGATATTTGGCTGAGCATTAGTTGTTACTGTGCCAGCAAATGTTGCATAGTTTGCGTTAGAAATATTACCTACAAAATTACCTATAAAGTTTGCGGCTGTAACATTTCCTGTTACAGTTAAACTTGTTAGATTGCCTACGCTTGTAATATTTGGTTGAGCATTTACTGTGACTGTACCAGCTACGTTAGCGGCATTGGCTAAATTTGCTGTATTGGCAAATGTTGCTAGATTGGCTGTGTTTGCTATAGTAGCACTATTTGCTACTCCATATAAATTACCAATAAAGTAATTCGATGTAACACTATTACCTAATGTTGTATTACCACTTACAGTAAGTGATGTCAATGTACCGACACTAGTGATATTAGGCTGAGATGCTAGTGTTACATTTCTTGCAAGATTGGCTGTACCAAATAAATTACCTATAAAGTAATTTGATACGACTTGATTTCCTAATGTAGTGTTGCCAACAACAGTTAAACTTGTTAGATTGCCTACGCTTGTGATATTTGGTTGTGCTGATGTGTAAACAGTACCGGCTATCAATGCGTTTGCAACTTGACCACTGACATTAGCACCCGCTACATTATTTGCTACGTTGGCAAAACCTACTGCCCCACTAACATTAGCGCCTGCTACATTATTTGCTACATTGGCAAAACCAACTTGACCTGTGACATTAGCGCCTACTAATCCAAATAAACTATTTCCATTACCTGCAAAATAATTAGCATTGATCCAGTTAGCACTTGTTATGTTGGCTGATAGTGTTATATTTGATGCTATAATATCTGTGGCTGATAAAGTTCCATAAATTGTAGCATCCGTTACTGATAAGTTTACACCGGTAATAGCATTGCCGGAAGATATAGTATTTGCTACTGAAAGAGTATTGCTGACCTTGTTATAAGTGAATCCTGCATCTCCGCCGAATACACCTGCATCATTAAACTGAACTTGTGTGTTTGCACCACCGGGCACACCGTTACCTGTGTTTCCACCGTTACCTGCAGGTGCCCACGTTAGATTACCTGCACCGTCAGTCTGTAAGAAATAACCATTGGTACCACCCAAGATCACAACGTTTGATACGTTTCCTAAGTTGGCATTACTACCTACTTGTAATTTTGTGACTGTTAATAAACTAGTAGCACTATTAAATGTGAATGCCGAACTCGCACCTAGCAATCCAGCATTGTTATATTGAACTTGTGTATTAGAACCTGATGCGCCTATGCTTAGTGGTTGACCGTTAGCATATAGATATGCGTTGGCAAATATACGATTTGCCGTGACGTTGGCATTGGGAGCGTTGACGTTGTTAACAACATTTCCATTCGCATCTATTACTAATTCAGGTGGAATTCCTACGGAATATCCACCTAACGTGTTAAACGGTTCAGCACTCATTATTGTACAGGTCCTCTATCATCTTATTATATTTATCAAATATATTCTTACTAAGCCATAGAAAAAAGATCCAATTAGAACTTTTTTCTAAATATAGTCATGCTTACTAAACAAAAATCAAGACCTATATGTAGTCATTGTGGTATAGTGCCGGCCAAGCCCAACGGTATAAGTAAGTTAGGATTCAAAAAATGGCACAAGTATTGTATAGATTGCAGTAAGTTATTGTATAGCGAGAAGCACAAGTACCTACAAAACAAGCAAATGAAGTGTGAGTTCTGTGGCTTTAAAGCGCAGGACAAATGTCAGATGGATGTAGTATTTAAAGATGGTAATAAGAAGAACAAGAAAGAAAGTAATCTAAAAACACTATGTGCTAACTGCGCCAGGTTGTTTCAAAAACGCTTGAAGAAAGGGCGCAAGTCAGTCATGAACATGACTGTTGATGCTGATATAAGGATTAGTTGATGAAAGTTTTAATAGCAGGTGATAGTTGGGGTTGCGGGTGTTGGGATAAGACCGGAAATACACATAGAGGTCTAGAGTTATTTCTACAGATGAAGGGTCACATAGTGACTAATTTATCTGTGTGCGGTTATTCAAATACAGAAATTTATAGGTCATTAAAAACAGTTGACTTATCAGAATTTGATTATGTTTTTGCATTTTATACCAATCCATTTAGAGATATAATATCTGATAATTTATATTCCAAATATTTCGATGTTCCTGATTACACTATAACATACAAAGATGTTTTAAAAATGTATGATGAATTGTGGTGCAATTCATATCTGATGTTTGATAGTCTGAATTATCCGATACACATGATAGGTGGGCACCACAAATTAGAAGAGATAGAATCGACCAAAAATCTAATTAGTTTTATACCTAGTATACGGGAAATGTTTTATAAAGATTATGTGCAACCTAAAATCGTTTATATTTCTACTGTTTTTAAAAACTACTTAAAAAAATTTGATAGAGATACTATAGATTTTCTGTATGAAACATATAATGTATATCTAAATCTACAAAACATACAGCAAGAATATTTTTACCCTGACGGATATCATTTGAATGCAAAGGGGCATTTAATCTTATCTAGTCGTATAGAAGAATTCATGAAGTAGATGCTGATTTAAGATTGCTTGATCTTGGCTAAATGCAGTTTACTTAATATAACTGTATAAACCCAACCTATATCTATCTCAAACCATCTACGACTGAGTTTGGCACTTGCAGGACTGAGGTGGTGATTGTTGTGCAACTCCTCTCCACCAATAATAATGCCCCAAGGACTAATGTTTCTACTGTGATCTTTAGTTTCACCATTACGATATCCCCAATAATGTCCTATGCCATTGATGATTCCGGCGGCCCAGAACGGAATCCATATCATCTGTACGCCCCACACCAACAGTCCCCACCATGAAAATAAAAGTAAATTTATCAATAATAACAAAACTATTCCTAGACGAGAATGTTTACTGTATACATTCTGTTCCACCCAATCATCAGGAGTGCCAACACCATATTGTTTAATCATTTCTTTATCTTTACTTGCAATATGATATAGTAATGCACCTTTGAATACTACATTGTATATACCATACACATGTGGTGTATGTGGATCTCCTTCAAAATCACTGTATCTATGATGTTTGCGATGTATTGCTACCCACTGTCTTGTAACCATTCCTGTAGTTAACCATAACCAGAATCGCATGAAATGTGAGACAGCAGGATGAAACTCTACTGATTTATGTGCTTGACTTCTGTGGAGATAAAGTGTGACACACAATATTGTGATGTGTGTGACTATGAGGGTATATAGGATTTCAATCATAATTTATTTATGCCCGACAAAAAGGGGACCGAAGTCCCCTGATTGTTCTTCCCATCCCGAAAGAAGATTTGATTATTGGAATGTTAAGTTCTGTACAGCAATCTCACCAACGTAATCAGCTGCGTTACCGAACGATGACGCAGTGTTAGTTAATTCGATGTAACCATAACGAGTCATAAATGACACGACTGGTTCGAATGTTGATGGATCTAGAACAACACCACTGCTCATCAATGGAATGTATGGGCAGTAGAATGCGGCTGCGTCAGTCTCACTTGAACCTTTATAACCAACCAATACTGGCTGGGTATCTGGTGCATATGAGTCAACGAATACGCGCATTGCACCGTTCAATGTACCAACAAACTTAGTGTTAGTTGGTGCTTCGAAAGTGCCTTCAGTAGTTCTTGCGAATGCTGAAGTTGTTGCTGACTGTAGAACAGTCAATGATGCTGGTGATACAACTGCCCAGTTACCTGCACCGCGACGTGTGCGCTGTGCAATCAAGTTTGCTACGCGGTTGATTAGAACTGCTAAGGCAGCATGTTCGTCACCAACGTATGTTGCAGTACCTGATACTGTTGCTTGGTTGTATGTGAACTCAGTTGAAGCAAGAGTACGCAATGACAACAAGATTTCTTGATCGATTTCAGCAGTAATTTCTTGGGCAAGTGCTGCCATGATTTCTGCTTCGATGTCGATACCATGCTGTGACTGAGCATCCTGAGCTGCTTCAAATGTCCAACGTGCTTGCAACTTACGTGATTTGGCTTCAACAGCCTGACGTAAGATTTGTACGCTGATCTGCTTACCGCCGTTACCTTCTAATGCCGCAGTATCATTACCTGTGTAGTAATTTGATGATGTTGCATTTTGAGGTGAACGTGAATAGGCCTGAGCAATTTTGAATGGGCTCAATGCTTCTTCACCAGCAACAACGCTAGTAGCGGCTGCTGAGTTGTCAGTCAATGACTGAGCATAACGTACACGCAATGTGTGTATCTGACCAACTGGACCAGTCATTGGCTGAACGCCGACTAGTTCGTTAGCAATAACAGTTGGCATAACACGACGGATTACTGGAAGAATCACGCGGTTTAATGTTGCGATATTACCAGCAGTCGTTGTGCCTGCAGTAGATTCTGCGAGCAACTGTTTTTTGGTGTTTTCTAGAATAACACCCATCGTTGAACGGCGAGTTCCCTTTAAGCCTTCTAACAGGGCCTCTTTGGTCTCGTCCCAACGGCTTTCTAAGAGTACTTTTGACATTTTAATATTCTCCTAATATGTCTTACTTAAGCCCTGCCAGACGCTTGAAATCGATCAAATTGTTTTCAACGCTTGGATCTTCTTCAATTTTCTTTTTGGCAGTTTCTTTATCACCAGTTACTTCTTTTACAACACTTTCAGTGAGAGCAGTTTTAGCGCCTGACTTCTCAATTCCTGTGTTAAGAACTGCTGGTAGATACTTATCGAAAGCGGACTTCAATTTTGGTGTCTGTACGCTTTCAAGTAAAGCCTTCATCACATCAGCCTTCTCTTTGTTTAGAGGAGATAGAAGTTTTTCCATTTCCTTTTCACGCTGAGTTGATTCTTTAATGATTCTAACTTCACGATCCTTTGACTCTACAAGCTTATGTGCTTCAATAGCCTTTGCTGTAGCCTCAGCCAACGCCTGATCTTTCGCAGTAATTACTGACATTAACTTGCGGGCTTCTGCTTTATCATTTAGATAAGTTACAGAATACTCACTAGCAAATGCTTCGAATAACTTACGTCCGAAACTGTTTTCGCGGGCTGTTTTGATGTCTTCTTTGAGTTGTGATAGTTCACCCTTCAAATGAGATGATATTGCATCGCTGACTCTCTTTGCGCTTTCGGCAACAAATTTTTGCTTAAGTGCTTCAAGTTTCTGGCGACCTTCTGTGACCAACTTAACGCGAGCCTCAACAACTGCTTTCTTATCCGTTGAAAATTCCCTGATCTCTTTTGCAAGAGCATGGACAACGAATTTTTCTAACTTTTGTTGATTCTCCATTTGAGCCTTACGATCATTGCGCAATTCTTTGATTTCTTCGGATAGTTTAGTAACCATGAAACCATTGAATTTGGCTGCATTTTCTTGCATTTTAATTTTCGCTTGTACTCGGTCTTCGTTTAAAGCCTTTCTCTCATCATGAAATTCTGCAATTTCAGTTGAGAGGCTTTCTGTTATCATCTTATCTAGGGCTTCTACCATAACGCTACGATCATGCTCGTAACGGTGTGCAAATTCCTCGCGGAGTTCAGCACGTACTTGATCACGGGCTTCAGTCAACTTTCCTTCCCAAACTTTATTAATTTCGTTTGAGATGTCTTCGCTGATGAGACCGCTTTCAACTAATGGTTTGATAGCATCTAACATGCTCTTATCCCCTATTTTATATTTTAAGTTCCTTGATGAGGCGCTTTACTTCCTCAGCCAAGTAACTTTGTACCTTCTTGTCGCCTCTTGCTTCTCTAGCGATATCTATGACTTTATGACCATGCTTCATATTCATGAGGCTTTCGTATATTGCTTTAGGATATGCGTTAGGTGCGCTAGGTTGTGCGACTATATCTACAGTGATTATTTCAAAATCACTTACTTTGCCATCTAAGTCGCTTACATTACCTGATCCACGACTTGAAACGCCTAGTTTCACACCACTTTCCAACATTGTCTTTACTAATTGACCCATTGGAGTTGGTAGAATTTTTAATTTACCGAAACCGTTTGCGCCATCCATCCACATATTTGTGATCATATGGCTGACACGGTCTAAGTTAATTTTTAAATCGTCTGGGTGATCAACTTCACCCAACACTGAATAACCTTCTTGGATTTGCTTGTTTAACGTATCTACTGCGGTCTCTATTTCAGAAACGGGGTAAACACGCTCGTTTGCGTTTTTAACCCCGCCCTGAATAAAGATGCCCTTCATATAGAGGGTCTTTAACTCGTCGTTGCCTTCCTTGACGGACTCAACGACCATGTTCGCTCTATCGAACGTTAAGTGCTCCTTGAGATACAAAGCCATTTGTCTCCAAGTTCCTCTTAATTAACCTTTGGCTACCGGGCTCTTGCTATTTGCTGAACCGTCCTTAGTCACTGGCTTAGGAGCGGCTGACAAATCAACTTTTGCCTTGCCACCTGGTACGTTCTTGAATGAACCTGCACCTGGTAGATCGCCTTCTTTCTTGCTGTACTCATTTGATGGACCTTTTGGACCATTTGGTACAGATTCAGTACCGCCTGCGAATTTGACAGGCTTGCTGTCCATTCCTTTAGCGCCTGAGTTTGCTGTTACCGGGCTCTTAGTCTGAGCACCGTTATCACCGTGAGTTACAGATACTTTTTGTAACTGTACGGCTTCCATCATTTCTTCGCCGTCAACTTCTACGTCAACCATTTCTTCTTCGCCGTCGCCCATATCAGCGTCACCGCCCATGAGTGCTTCGAATTCTGCCATCAAATCATCTAACTTGTCTTTGATGTCACCTAAATCTTCTTTGTCTACTGAACCTTCAGCATCGTGATCTGCTTCTAGATCAGCGGTCATGTCGTCTCCGGCTTCTTCTGCTTCATCGTCAAAATCGATGTCTGCTTCGTCTTCTTCGGCTTCTACAACGTCACCTGATTCTTCTGCTGAAATCTCGTCCATTAGATCGCCTACTTCGCCAACCATCGAACCTTCTTCGTCCATCATTTCTTCGTCCATGATAGATTCATAAATTTCGCGTGACTTTTCAACCACGATCTCGTGGAATAATTCTTTTGCTTTGTCTTCGTTCTCATTGATGATCAAATCAATAAGTTGTTCAAATTTTTTGTTATCCATTGTATATCTCCTGGGTTAAATGGCTTTGTAGATTTATTTAGTGCGTAGTTATAAAAAGCACTCAATAAGTACTATTTTTTTACGTTTTTGTTAAAAATGTAACAATTTTAGATATTAGTATCTAAAATCGATCAAGCGGTTGCTTCTTGAGGTTGATTTGCCGCACCGTATTGTTCACGGACTTTCTTTAAATGTTCTTTCTTTTCATAGTTTCGAACATCTAGCATTTTGCGCAATTTGCGTAATTGTTTAAGTGTGAGTTTAGTTTTACGTGAGGTTCTCCACACAGGTTTGCTGTTATCGGCATTAACATCTTGCATCCCATTAATGGGTGGATCAAACATCTCAAATAGTTTCATAGTTATTATTTATCTTATGCCGGTGGACTTGCTGGAGTTGCTGGAGCCGCTGGTGCTGATGCACCTGCAGGAGCCGCGCTTACTGGACCTGCTACTTCAGCACCCATTTCTTCTTCAGGCGGTGCTTCCATCTCGTCTCCGGTTTGTTCATCTGTATCTATGTCTGCGGCGCTTACGCCTACGCTACGTAAATCGCTACCTTTTGGTTCGTCTAACGGCTCTTTATTATTTTCTTCACGCCATAATTTTTCGTTCTTTGTAATCTCTTCTTCAGTCAATCCTAAGAAACGTTCCATAGCAAAACGTTTACTCATATAAGGAAACGCTTCTATAGCCTGAAATGTACCTACTCTTGCTGTATCAAGTTCACTTTGACGATATGCCGCAAAGTTCTGTGGCGGATTGAATTCTATATTAAACAACCCACTATCAATATTGAATCCTCTCCAACGTAAGAATAGTTTAAATTCTTCGTCTAACTTGATTGACAAGTAGTTTTGTAGTCGTTCACAATATTGATTGAAACGATATTCTTGTATCAATGCTGTACCGACACGACCATCACTTAATGGACGATCACTATCGTCTGGACCAGTTGGTAGATATGAACTTGGTACACGTAATCCACGTGCTAATCTGTTGTTGAAGTAACGCAAGTCATCGATCTCACCTAGATTCTGTCCACCGGGCATGACTTCAACACTACTTCCACGACCGTCGGCAGTGACTGGAAAGAAGTAATCTTCATTCATACTCAATGGATTATATGAAGCATCAACAATACTTGAACCACCATATACGCTAGGAATTCTACGTTGATGTATTTCATTTTTGATACGTTCAACAAATGCCATAGCCAAATGACTCGGCATGTTACCAACGTCAATCTTGAACAATCTACGTTCAGGAGCACGTTGTACACGATAGATAAGAACAGCATCTTCAAGCAATTCTTTTTGCTTGTAAACTTTGAAAATATTTTCTAATATACTCTGACCAAAAGGCCAGAAACGGTCAAGACCTTCTGTCAGGCTAAGATGTACTATGTGTTTCGCATCGATAGCGGCTTCGCTCTGACCTAATGTAAAACGGCTACCTGATGTATTATATGGCATAGCAGGAACAGTGTAAGGAGTATTTGTTCCGCCCCCACTACCGCCTAAACCAGTTGCTGGATTTGCGGCAAAATCTGTATTTGTTTTTTGTGCTACAGATAAATTCTGTAAATTGATGTTCAAGTCTTTGATAACATACTGCTCAGGTTTCTTACCTTCACTTTCGTTAACAATAACTTTAATAACTTTAACCATATCAACCCAGTATAACTTAAAGTTTTCTGGGTCACGTACAAACACTTGATCACCGTATTTTACAGTGTTACGAAATATCTTAAACAATCTCTGATCAAACTGATTTAGTTTGCACCATTGCTGTAACTGCTGTTTTAATATATTAACTTCATGAGGAGTAGGCTCTTCGCTAAAATTTATATTGAATGGAGTTCCATTATGTTCATTCTTTTGTGTGCTGAACTCAGCAAGAATATCTAAACATGCATTGATTTCAGCATCGACATCCATCATTTCATATTGATTATAACGTTCAATCCTATTAGGGTGCCCTGTGTAAACTTCAGGCAGTCTACTCATGTAATTGCGGTATCCCCAATCAGCATTATTGTAGCCGTCATTGGACCCGTTGCCGGAATTCCATGCACCGGCATTGCTGTTTATACCTGATATCGGGCTAGTGACGCCGGATTTGTTTAAGAATCGTTTAGTGTATGGCATTATCTAGTATTTAGTATCAGGCTTTACTATATTTCAATATCTTACTCTGTGTATTGTTGCTAGAGTCAAGTTTATCAATCACAGCATCTAGTTTGGTTGCCATCATATCCATCATTGATTGATTTATGCTAGCAAGTTCTTTGAATATTTCTGGATCGTTACTTCCTACTGCGGCTGCTTTGTCTTGTAATTGTGCTTGTATTTCTGTATTAGTTTTCTTACCCAATTCTGCTAAGAAACTGTTAGGGTCTAGTGGCACGATCATCTCATTACCGTGCAACGTTGCTGGATACCCAGTTTCTGGACCCATTGCTAGTCCGCCTGCATCAGCACTAACTTTTGTTGGTATTTTACCTGATCGCAATGCTTCTGCAAGAGTCTTTCCTTCAGTAGCCTGTTTATGACTTGACGTTTCACCGTGACCATATACCATGGACGCGCCGAATTTTGACATCAAACTTTTACCTAAATCAAATCCTGATTTTAATTGTGCTGTGCTTACGTCAGAGTCGTCTTTTGCTACTAAAGAAATACTTACAGAGTTACTATTAGTAAGTCCAGGTTGCTTATCAGTTTTTCCTGCATGCCATGCTTTTTGATCTCCAGGAACAAATTCTGTGACAGAACCATCTTGATCAACCATGTAATGGTAACCTAGACCTCTAGCCTTTAGTGTTGATATAGCACTTTGTAATCCTCTACCACCTGTATGGTGAACTATGATACCATCTGTCTTTTTTCTAGGTCCTTTTGCCGCATCTCCTGCATCAGCCGAAGCCATTTTTACTTCGGCTGCAGGGGCGCCGCCTCCGCCGCCTGCTTTTCCTTCAACGTCATCAGATGGTGGTTTTGCAGAATCTTTTGATCCGCCACCTAATAATTTAGAAGTATATCCAGAAACCATGTCCATGAATCCACTGCCGGATGACGATGAGGACACACTTACTCCTCCACCACCGCCACCTGCAGCCGCGGCTGATTTGCTACCGCCACCGCCACCACCGCCACCACCGCCACCTGCAGCCGCGGCTGGTTTGCTACCGCCACCGCCACCACCGCCATCACTTGCTTTAGCAGGGCTTGCGGATGTAGCAGGTGCGCCAGCACCACCTGATTTAGCCATTCCCAATGCAGATGTATAGGCTGCGAATGCTTGTCCTAATTTTAGTGCTTTGTCTGGATCGACATCAAGTTTAGTAAACTTGACAAATTTACCCATGACATCATCGCCGCCAAACATTTTGACGATGCCACCAACAATATTATCTGCGGCATTCTTTAATTCACCGCCGCCTTTAAATTCTGATAGTGCTTGACTGAAGTATACAAATGCTTGTGCATTATTTTTAACGTTATTAGGATCGCCTATGTTTATCTTACTAAATTTTGAAAACTTAGTAAAGGCAGCATCATTATCACCGCCTATAAATGAAACTACATTAGACCTTATTGCGCTTGCTATACTAGTATCAGCACCGCCTTTATATTTTGACATTGCTTCATTAAATGTTGTAAACGCTTCTGCATTTTCTTTAACCTTTTTAGCATCAATATTAAGTTGACTAAATTCTTGTAATTTGTCAATAGGTGTAGCACCACCAAAGAATTTAGTAATGCCTTCAGACATATTGCCTATTATGCCCCCGATGCCAGCGGCTGCGCCACCGGCACCGAATACTGCCATGCCTTTACCAATTTCGTATATACCTTCACCGGTAGCTTTTAATTTCGTTCCGTCAAGTTTAGTAAATGACTCTAAACCTTCACTCAATGTAGGCAATGCTTTGCCCATGATCCATGTAGCACCTGCAAGACCTGCACCTACTGCGGCTATTGCTACACCAAACCCTGCGGCACCTAACGCTACTTTAGGATTTGCGAATGCAGCCAAACCTTTGGCTGCACCTTCAAGCATGTTACCGCCACCTTGACCTAATCCTTGAACTATACTACCTGCTTTACCCCCACCTGCGCCACCTGCCGCAGGCTGAACCACTCCGCCGGTACCAGGCAACCCTCCACCTGCACCGCCACCAAACATACCCATGGCTTTATTCATCATGCCGCCACCGTCACCGGTAGACAACATGCCTCGTTTAGCCATAACACCCAATGCTATCGCAGCCGCTCCGGCTGCGGCTGTTAATCCTATCAATCCTAATTTAAATGGGTTAAGTGCAGTGACTAAATCTTCTACTGCGCCGGTGGCTTTTATATTAGCCTCTTGCAATTTTGCTCTTGCATCTGCTTCAGGATCTTTACCTTCTTTACCTGCCGCCTCACGTCTTTCTTTTTGTGCTTTGGCTTCTTCTTCGCCGTTGACTCCCATCTTATTACTGATTTGCGCTAATTCTTCAGCAGTACCGGTAAAGTATCTGTTAGAGATTTCTTCACTGATAGCCATCTGACGACCAGATGACTCTACACGATCTCCAAACTTCTTAACATATTCGTCTTGTAATTTTTGTGCGGCTACAGTAGCATCACCGCCTTCTTTGACAGTTTTCTGATATTCTTGTACTGCTTCAGTCATGCCAAGCATTGACAATTGCTGTGCATTTTTACCGGTGATGGCACCGGTAGTCATCAATTCACGTACACCATCTTGCAATGCTTTGGGTTGCCCAGCCAATGCTGTCATTGCATCATTACGGCCTTTTATTTCTTTTTCTAATGCTTTTGCACCTGCTTCATCACCGGAGGCTCTTAATCTATTAGCCTTCAACTGATCTTGCATATTAATAATTTGCATCTGACGATGCATCAACTGTTCTTTTTGCTGTTCTTTTAATGTCTTGACATCTTTACCAGTAAGTGCAGCCAAATCTAACAATTGAGTTTGATAATCTATACTTGCTCTTCTTAGTTTGTCTCTATCACCTAATTCATTTCTGATAGAACGTCCCGAACTTGCTTGCATCTGTAAGTAATCAGCAGTGCCTTGCATCATCTCTTCTTGGTTTATACCAAGACGACTCATCATCTTACGTTCTTCGTCGGTAGCCTTGATTAACTGTGCAAATTCTTTTTGTGCGGCACCTGCACTAGTGCCCAATCCCATGACGCTTGAACCCATGCCTTGCAAGGGTTTGATCATGCGTCCTATTGTTTCAGCATTAAGATCGGCTTCGCGAGCCATCTTTTGTATAGAGTCAGTAGTGTGCGCGCCGGCACCACCTAATTTATTAAGTTGATCCTTACCTTCCAAATATGCTTGACTTATCTTTAGATTGGCTTCCATCAGCATAGTGAAGCCTTTGACAAGTCCACCTAAGATCGTACCTAACGGGCCAAATGCTTTGCCCAAACTTAGTGCGGCATCACCTGCGCTACTTAGAGCATCATTAAAATTAGTGAGTTTTACATTGGTATCCAGTATACCTTTACCAAAAGATCCTAAGGCATTTTTAGCATCATCAGAGGCTTTCTTCATGTACATCTCTGATTCTGCTAATTTTTTCTGCGCTTCTATTCTGGCTAGTTCTGCCTCTGTAAGTCCTTTCGCACTTCTAGATAGTCCATCTAATGCTTTATTAGTCTGTGAAGTCTGATCAGATTGCGCTTTCTGACTTCTAGTTGCGTTAACTGCAACTCCTGAAAAAGTAGCCATGTTGGTAGACAGGTCTTGCATAGTCCTGTTCAAATTGCTTATAGCATCATTCAGTTCATCTATGTTTATGTCTGCCATATCTCTACTTTTTTCTGGTGGGTTTTTGTGTCAATAAATACACTTGTATTTATAATTGGAAAACCAATCAGATTTTAACGAGGACAAAACATGGACAACAACCCACTAAGACAGTATTTCCGTAGACCAGCAGTACATTTTAAACTACCTAGCGGGGGCAAAGGATACTCACCCGGGGTATTAGATATGCCACCTAACGGTGAGATTCCAGTTTATCCTATGACTGCTATCGATGAGATCACTGTAAGAACTCCTGACGCATTGTTCAACGGCGCGGCTGTTGTAGACTTGATCAAGAGTTGCGTACCAAGTATTAAAGATCCATGGCAAATTAATTCAAACGATTTAGATGCTGTATTGATTGCTATCAGAGCCGCAGGTGGACAACAGCAATTAGAGATCAGCACACAGTGCCCTAAATGTCAGAATGAATCTACTTATGGCTTGAACCTTGTAGCCGTACTATCACAATTAAAGCACGGCGACTATGATACTGAATTAAAAGTAAATGATCTGAAAATAAAATTTAGACCTCTTTCTTATAAAGAAATGAATGAGGCCGGGTTAGAGCAATTTAAGATACAAAAGGCTTATGGCGACTTAGATAAGATAGAGAATGATGATGACCGTAACAAAAAGACACAGGAAGCAGTACGTGTAATTACGGAAACTACAATGAAAATCATTTCAACAACTGTTGAATATATCGATACGCCCACTACTAGAGTTGAAGAAAAACAATTTATTGATGATTTCTTGCATAATTGCGATGGAAGTGTTTATATTGCTATACGTGATTATAATTCCCAACTCAAGGCCAGCACAGAATTAAAACCCTTAGACATCAAGTGTGACAACTGCACACACGAATACGTTCAGCCTTTCACGTTGAACGCCAGCGATTTTTTCGGCTGAAACTTCTTACTGCTAGCCCTGAAGCCGTACAGAAGTATATTGAAAGTTTAGAAAAAGAAACAGAGGGCATACGTAAGGCAGCACTCACCTTGGCTTGGTATATGAGAGGTGGTGCTACTTATGAGGATGTCCTTAACATGTCTACTTTTGAACGTGAATCCATAAGCAAACTAGTTGAAGAACATATGGAAATCACAAAGAAGACACAACTTCCATTTTTCTAATATACAAATCTTTTAATCTTTATCTGGGAAGACAAACTTCGTTTGTCTAAGTCTTCGCTTTCGCTCAGACTTATTATTTTTCTTAATCTTTTTATTAAGGGAATCATATTGCCGCCTTAGAGTCCATGGTAGTGCTATTCAGCACCACCATTGGAAAAAGCACATTGCCATGCCCTATCACCCATGTCGTCTGTTCCCCGACATACTAGCCCTATCGCTGTATATCGCCACCGGTTGCCCTATAAAGTTTATGGGACTGTAGTGAGATACTGTTACATATCTCGGCAACGCATGTTCTATAATCGCAAGACAAAGTAGATTATAGACTCATTGAGGGTTCGCAAACCTGTCGATTGCCCTCTCGGTATTCCGTAGATGTTACTCTACGCTTACTCCAGAATCTGACGGCACAGCACTATCTGTACAATCTCAAGGAGGGTCGAGCACCTCGACCAAACAAATTGTTTTAAACGCTAATTGATGTATCTATGATTAGATTTGAGTTGGTCTCTGCTTTACCGGAACAATATGATTTAAGTAGGTCTTTGTTTAATCTGAAAAAATGTTCGAACTCTATGATGAGCCAATCTTTGTGTTTTGATGATGTGTAATATAAAAAGTTGTCTGTGACCCAGGTCACAGTAGTTTGCACTGCTACGAACTTACCTTTTCTGTTGAACTTCATGAATAACACATTGATGTCATCAGATTCGGCAACGTCCATCATTTGATCTATCCAACCATCTAATACTTTGCAAGAACCTGCAAGCACTAGATGAAAAGGAAAATCAGCATAACTTTTACATTCTGCGTTGAGTTTAGAGAAACTTTCTCCCGGGACTATATCTCCCTTGAAACTACGTATCTGCCCTTCATGTAAGAATTGTGTTCTTACTTGATTTTTCCCACCTACGTAGGCTCCCGATCCCGGGGCGCGAATAAAACTCTCATTGTATAATTGTGAAAGGTAATTTGCAACTTCGCGTTCATAACTATTACCTTTGGCTTTCTGTGGACTAGGCATGTTTATATGTATTCTCTCACCACTCAGTGGCATAATTTTTATCGACATATTTGGATGCACACTTAGTAGAACACTCATAACTGCCGTTCATAAAATCTTTATTCCAAAAACTGTCACTGACCACAATCGATAATAGGTTCTCATGCAAGTTATATTTCTTTCCTAACTTGCCCCAATGATCGTTGTGACCATATCTGTTGGCTACCCAACAGCAAGGATAAAACTCTCCCCTGCTATTGATGAATAATCCCTTATTTCCTATATGACATATAGGCGTGATACTATCTATCGTTTTAACCTGTGCTAACAATTCGTTGTTTTTGTTTTTCCATTGTTCAGGAACAGGTCTACTATTAAAATACCATAATCTACGTTCAAATCTATGGCTAGTGCTGATCAAGTCTTTTCTAGTAGGCTCTAGTATATCATCTTTACCATAATGCTCATACTTGCTACCGAACTTTGTGCTTTTAGTCAACTGAAAACTATCAAAACCTAACTTCTTAGCCAGGCTTTTCATATATTCTATTCGTTGTTCATTGAACCTAAATCCAATACAGTCCCATAACATATAGACTTCGCTGTTAGCGCGAATCGTGTTCACACCGATCATGATGCTATCCCAATCACTATTCACACGATATTGTTCGTTACTATCTTGATCCCAACCATCTAGGCTGAAATGTATCTGATCAACATTGTTCAATGTCTGTGCTAACTCTAGCCACCACTCTTGTTTCTTATAACTACCATTGGTCACTATAATGATGCTGACATTCTTGACGGACTTGATATACTTGATAACATCTATCAATTCATGCGCATAGATAGGATCACCGTCATCACCGCAGAAAGTTATTTTTTCTACGTTTTTAGAAATAAACTCTGGAGTGAAATTTCTTTTAAAGAATTCTAAATCTAGTTCGGTGTTAATCAAACTATCAGGCACTTCGGTACGTGCGCAACGAGGACAGCGTAATGTACACTTACTGCTGATTTCAATGTGCCAGTGCCAAAGTGCTAGACTCATGCCATGTCTCGGCTAGTGCTGTATGTAGTAAAGCCATTCTCTTTAATAACTTTGAGTACGCTAGGCACACGCCCTGCTAACTCTTCTCGGTGCGATACTAACCACACACTCTTATTACGATTGCGGCTCATGTCTTTCAAGATAGCCATGCTGTTCTCAACACCTATGCTATCCATACCACTATCAATCAATTCATCGATGAACAATGTATTGATCGGGCTGTATAGGCTTTCCCATACATCACGGAACGCAAACGATAGACCTAATATCAGTCGATTGCGTTCGCCGCGAGAAAGATTATCGAAATCTAATTCACGACCCAACTCTGTGATTTGAACAGAAAGATCGTTTAAGAAAATCACTTGATGAGGTAATCCGATCTTGTCAAGGTAGTGTGTGAGCCTTGCATTGAGGTAACTTAGATTTTGATCGATAATCTTCTTGCGGACGAAACTATCTTTGCTTGTCAATAGATCAAGCAGGAACTTTTGATGATCATGAATTCGTGACAACTCATTAATCTTATCAAAATTTATTTCTTGTAATGCTTGATTTTCCATCTCACTGATTTGATCGGTGTATGGGTTTAACTCTTTGTCTTTCTCATCTATCTTTGATACTAATGCATCCACTAGGCTACGATGTTGAAATGCTTCTTGCTCGGTATCATAATATAGTTTCGGTTGCTTGCCGACAGGACCCAATTCATCTTTAGCAGATTTTAATTGCTCAAGTAAGTCATTGAATTCCTTGATGTTTCTCTCATTCTCTTTCTTACTCTTTTCTTTTTCTTTTGTTACTTTGGCGTGCTTTTCATCGTGGAAGTCTTGACCACAAGTATGACACTTGTGTTCTTTCAACTGCGCTAGTTCCTTTTCCACTTTCTTTAATGATTTTTCTTCTTTATCTAAATCATCTTGGGTTCGGGAAATAGTCTTGTCTAAGTCAGCGATATCTTTTTTCTTTTGGTTGTACGCAGCCAAATCCTTATGACCCTGTAACTCTTTATCGATATCTAACTTTTGCAAATCTTCGAGGTCATCTTTGAGTTTCTTTAGATCCTCATCATGCTTAGTATCCCATAGTTTTGCTCTACGCTTTAGATTATCGA